TGATTTTGCTGATAATGCTGTCAACGTCATGTCCACTGTTAATATCTCCTGTGGTGACCTGAACGGTTGGTGTCAGACTGACAAATCGCTGAATAGCCTGCATCTCTGCAAGCTCACGCATCAGTTTCAGATCTTCACTGGTCACATCGACTGTGCCTTCTATGCCAGCAATTTGGTCCACTTGCCCCACGTTGTTAATCTTGTTGATGTTGCTCATGTTATTGGGGACTGCTGTGGGAGCAGGAATTGTTGGCATGGATGGCATGGAAGGTGCTTTGGTTATTAAATCCTTGCCAAATTTACCTGGTAATTCTCCTGAAATACTCGAAAATTTATCTTTTGTTGTATCCACCAAACCTTGCCCCTGGTCCCAACCCGCATCGAATGCATCTTTATAATCTGCTGAGGCATCCATTCTCCACAGTTTCACAACATCCTTTTCGCTCTCAGGTGTGCTTGCTTCAAGATTATCCATCAGGCTTTTTATCTTATTGCTCATCGAATGAACATTTGAATCTGTAAGCAGATCAATACCTCCCCAATTTGTACCAAAAATCTTATTTAGGTAAGGTATCACTTTGTTTATGCCTTCTATGATCCAGTTGATCTGATCTTTGAAACCACCTGCGAAATCCTCAATTCCCTTCGTGATGTTGAATAGGATCTGTAGCACAATGAGTCCCATGTCAACAAACAGCTTTTTGAATGCATAGACCGGATCAATGAATAAATTAATGAAAAATTCAGCCCAGGACATTACATAATTAAGAATCGATGCAAAAATCGATCTCATGTGTTCATATACCATATAAAAATAACCGATTATCGTCCCAACCATGTCTCCGGCTGTAACTCCGCATAATTGCAAAATATAAATGAGTAGTGCAATTGCAGCAATAACAAGCAACACAGGCCAATTAGCTACCAACCATGCCGCAGCGAGAGAATACACCTCAGCGATCACAATACCAAGTGAAATAATAATATTGTAGAGTAGCACCATAGCGATCGCAGTCAAAATAGGCGCAATGATATCCCAGTTTTCTTGCACGACTGTAGCAAAATTGATGAACCCATCCACGATAAACGCCACTACCTGAGCGATGATTGCAAATGCCCCACCAATCCATTCAATAAAAGCACTGAACTGGCCAGAACTTATAGCTTCGTTTAACCGATCAAGTACCGGGGACAGAACTTCCAACGCTTTCGTACCGATTTCAGCCAATACACCATTGAACTGGTTCACTAGAGCGGTCCACTTTTGTAATGGAGAATCCAGCATCGTATCAAAGGCCTGTTGGGTGTAGCCCTGCATTTCAAGAACTGTCTGCAGACCCTGTATAAAGCCGTCCAGGTCTTTAGTTTGGATAAATTCACCCAATCCAGCTCCGTCTAATGCACTTTCCGGAATATTAAATTGACTTGCCAAACCTGAGTTTTCTCCATTCATGGCACTAACAATTGCACCAGACGCATCGGACAGACTTTTCCCATCCGGTGACAACATACTCAAACGCTGAGTTAGTTGATTTAGCTGATCTACCTGCCCTGTATTCTGTGCCAAAGGTAGAAAGCCTAGAGAAGCTTTTATCGAATCTTCGACATCTTGGCCGCTCTTGGAGGCTTGATCTCGAAACTTATTATAGATGCCTTCCCCGAGCACCGGGTCTTCAGCGGCAACCATGTAACGATACTTGAAGTCTCCTTCCCCAGCAGCCGCTTTTAACACGACACTCCCAGCCGACTTTATCATTTGCAGCCACTTGGAGAGCTTGTTCAGATTATCACCCAAAGCATCGCTTGTATCATCAGCCGTATCCTCCAGCTTTTCCATCAGATTAATGGTCACATTCATTTGCTGGTTTATTTGATTAAAGTGGTTGGATATATTTGTCTGATTAAACTGATTCAGATTGATTCGGTTAATCTGATTGAAATTGTTCAAAATTTCGGTTGTTCTCACCTGGACCAGATTCAAGTTGTTGATCAGATTATTTACGGATGGAGGATTGATTACATCAATCCTTGTATCGGACATTGATTTCTCCCTCCTTCCCTTTTATTTTTTCCGGGCGCGGCTCTTGGACCGCTCTTTCTTCTCTTCCTCCACCCGGATGGAGATCATGGCGTATATGGCCGCTCTTTCACGTACAGAGAATGCCATTAGCTCATGCGGGAGAATGTTCAATTCATGGAGAGCGTAATAAGCCAGATTGGCTTCGGAATCGCCCTCTTTAATTAGTTTTTTACGTCATCCACCAGTTCGTTCATATCCTGATTGAAGCCGTTCAGCTTTTGGACTTGTTCTCCTAGTGAAGCGAATTCACCAGGCAGCAGCATTTTCCGCAAAAGCGATTCTGCCCCCATCACGCCATATGAACGTTGGAGTTCTGCGTTTTTCAAATCGGGAAATACTACACTTGCGCTCATCAGGCGAGCCATGTAATCATTCGCATCGATGTCGGGTGTGTAGACACCGTTCTTGCCCTTGATTTTGCGGGTAGCCGCTTTGCGGCATTCCTGATTTTCGTCCTCGGTCATGCTGCGCAGTTTCCAGGCAACCGGCTCACCTTTTTCATCTTTAAAACGGGAAGATACGATAAATTCCTCCGTTGTATCCGCCGCTGCATTTTGCGCAAAAAACATACTCAATCCACTCATGTATTGTTCCTCCTCTAAAGTTAGGCTCCCCGCCGCAATAAGCGGCGAAGAGCAGAATTTTGAAACGCCAAATAGCCCGTAACACAGGCAAGTTGAACAGGTTTCTTTTACAAACCCGCTGCTAAAATTAAACGGTTATCATTCATGTTTCGTATGTCCGCCACTTCTATATTACTTCGGCAGATTAAACGATACAGGCATATCGACATCTTCAAAGGTAAAGCTCACTTCTTCCTCCAACGCCTCGGCCTCGGTATCCAGGGATGCCATGATCACACTGTCGAGGTTGACGCCTTTGAGGGTCACGGTCTGTTTGCCAATCGTAGAGGAAGGATCTTCGTTGGTCACTTCAATGTCAAAGTACGTGTCGACACCATTTTGCATGTACTGGAGCATCAGCTCGCGGAAACGGGATGTGGTATAGAAGATTGTCATAGAACCCGAACCGGACCAACCAGTTGCTTTGTGCTGTACGCCGCGGCGTCCGAGGGTTTTGACTTCTGCTTTTTGTTTCTCCACTGTTGCTTCCAGCGTCTTCACATAAAACATTTCTTCCGTCTGCCCGTTAATCGTTGCGTATGCGCGGCCTTCCTGGCCGGAGATTGTGTCGCTTGCTTTCAAAAATGCCATTTTAAACCACCTTCACTTTCATATATACTTTTTCTACAGAATCCACAGGTTGGACCTGAATCTCAATCAGAATACTGTCGGTTTCATTGCCTGGAGCAACAGTGATGTCTGTTTTGGAATCAAAATTTTGAATCGCCCCAATATCCTGAAGCTGCTTAAGGTAGGTAACACATTGGGAACGGAACAGGCTGCGCCCATCTTCGTTGTTGTTCACTTTGCCGATGTAATAGGACTCGAAAATCCGTTTCATATCATTAGCGATGCCATCGAGTACGCGAACAACACGGTTTTTGGCAAAATGACGCGCTTTATCTGGTGTCACGGAACGGAACGTATTCAGATCCTGCTCTACCACTGCCCGGTTATTGCTCGCCGTAAAGACAAACTCACCATTACGCAGTGCTGCTTCTGTCTCGCTATGTGTCAACCGACCATTCACATCAACGGCATCGTCATACGCACGGAACGTCAGGGTTTCATTCAGATTGGCTCCCGCTGTTGCGCCTGCTGTCCACGCTACCGTTTGTTTTGGAGTCATGACGGTACTATCTGCAAGCACTACGCCGTTTTTGACACTGATCACTCCTTCGTGATCCGCTGCCGGATAATCTGCAAGCACCAGTTGTACTTTTTTGCCCTCGATGTCACGCAAACGCTTGATGTACGCGGTGTACACAGATTTCAATGTAGCGTCGTCCGAGATCAGACCCACTGTGTTAAAATCGAGCACCTCCAGCTTGGTCAGGAAATCTGCATGTTCCTGGTTGGTGGCCGTGCCGTCCTGTGCACCTGTTAGTGGAAGTGCAGCTGTAGTTGTGAGGGCTCCTTCGCCAGTGAATGTAACGTATGCATTGGATTCCAGCGCTTCGATGGTGGACACGATTTGTTTGTCCACTTCCTTACCCGCAAGCAAAGTGGAGACATCCAATTGGTCTGGATCATTGATATTAGCTGAGATTACAACTGCCAAATCGTTACCACGCACACCGCCGTGTTGAGCTGTCACCGTTAGTTTGTCCAGTGTTGCTTTGGCTTTTGTACCCGCATTGAGACGATAGAGAAGCAAAGTCTGTGCCCGTTTCAACGCCTCACGGATGAGCAGCAATTGGGGTGCTGTCCAGTCATAGCCCAATTTGGCTTGTACATCTTCACCCGCTTGTACAGTCAGGATCGTGCCCGCTTGTCCCCATGACAATGGCAATGCCAAAGCCACCGTTCCTCGCTCACCTACCGTACCCGGTAATGATCCCTCCGATGCAAAATTCATATATACGCCGGGGCGTACCTTGTTTTGAGTCGTCCATGTTCCTCCAGCCATTATTGTGCCTCCCCATTCATAAATTGTTGGATGTGTTGCTGTGCTTCTATCATCGTGTATGTTTCATGTTCCAGCAGCACGGCTGCCAAAATGTCTTTCTCCATCCGGCTCAATTGCTGGGATTCAGCGAACTGTACTTTGCTGTATTTCGAGTTGGTTTTCTGGTTGTTTTTCTGTTTGGTTTCCGGGTTTTTAGGGTCCGTTTCCTTTTTCGTAAACATTGCCAATGCGCCTCCTATTCCTTTCATGTAGATCCCCTCATTTGATTATTATTCGTTCGAAGCTTTAAGTTGGGTCTGTCGTTGTTCCAGTTGTTTCATGGGAGTTGCGGACTCCGACACTTTGGTGATTCGCATCGTGTAATACACCAGCAGCTTGGGGATCTGCCCCCATGTTTTCCATCGCAATTCGGTAGCACGATACGGCGTTCCTTCCACTTCGATGGTTTCCAGCGCTTCAAAGAGCCTGTCCGGTAAGGAGTCTGGAATGTTGCCTGCATCGAGCCAGCGAATTTCAAAAGTATGGAACTGCACGAAGCGATCACCGCGTTCCCGGGTAAGCTTGGCTGATAACAGGCGGTAGGTAAGACCTTGGGTGTCTGGGGCGGGGCTTATTCCGCCAGTTGCAGGTTGGATCGGGATGTTGGGGAAATGCTGCGTGAGTGTAGCGGCGATGGCTATGGTTAGTTGGTTTGTGGTCATGGTTCACCTCCTTTGAAAAGAGAGACAAGGTTAAAAAGTTGAAGTCATTTTCTCTCTCTGAACATCTTTGAATTGTTCTAGTACAAGCCTGCATGCTTTAATATTAAACTTGAGACAAATATTTGTGTCCAACCCAATTTTATAATTTGAACACACATTACATACTCTTTAAAATCCCATTTACTTTGACCCACATCCAGTCAATTTGTCTCAAAGCCCCATTGTTTCTGACAGATCCGAATTCAGCTGTCCGAATAGCCCCATTGATCCTAAGACCCAATTCGGGGAATGCAAACCCCTTTCTTACGTACCAGTATCCACCTTGTATTCCGTTAGATGGGTAAGTTTCATCCAAAACAATATCACTTTGAACTAATACTCCCCTAGTTTGAGAACTTTTTCGGTACATTGTTGTAGTTCCAAAACGAGTACTACCATCCTTGCCACCTTCTAATACCGAATTGAAAAATTTCACATAATCACCACCAGGATGAACAAAGTATTTAGCCCAGACTTCTACGGGTGGTCGTTCCCCAAGATTTCCTTCTCCAATGTATCCTAATAATGTAGAGTCCCATCGGAAATTGTTCCAGACCAGGGTTTTACCTGTCACCCACTCATTAGCCTCTGTCCAACTGGGGTCTGGATAATAATTAACCAACACATTATATTTATCGTAGTAATAATTAGTCATGTCACACCTACTTGTACTTAATCCAGATGTCGCCATCTTGCATAGCAGTTACATCTGGATTAGCTGTTGAAAGGATTATATTGTGGATTTGCCTTACGGTATAAGACGTATTACTCTGAGCTGTAACAATTCCAGTGAAATTCCCGCCTGACTTTGACATAGTAGCATCCTTCGCATTTTGCAATGCATCCCTTACCGCCTTCTCCGTCGCCGCCACCGTCTCAGATGTTCCATCCGTCTTACTCGACAACTGCACCTTCCCCTTCTGCGTCAAAGACGCGTCGGGAATATCCATCTGGCTCACCGCTTCACGAAGCGTCTCCAAATCCGCCTTCGTCGCGACCCCTGCATCAATCTTTTCAAAAATCCCGTTAATACTCTCCCGGGTTACGTTCTCATTCCCCAAGGGCAGAGGTAACTTCAATCGATCTGTTTCCTGTGGCATTATGCCCACACCTCCAGTTTATCCCACGTCAGAGACGCGGCGTCCAGTTCGTCCCAAGTTTTTTGTTTCTTATCCAAATCGTCCCACACCAGATAGCGATACTCATACTCCACAGCCATGTGGGCCGGTTTCAGTTCATCAATCGTCCGCTTCAAATCATCTATATTGGGCGGAATGCCCATCGTATCCACAAAGCTCACGGTAAATCTCCACGCTTCCGGTTGAAACGTCACATCGACCTTACCCCCGGCATACGCCTCAGCTACATTCGCAACCAATCTCCCTGAAAACTTTCCGGCACCACGTAGCTTCGACTCTACCACGGCACGCCGCTGCTCCACAGGTTTGAGACGATCCGTCTCAATACCAAGCTCCTGCTCCCAGAAGTCCAGACCCCACGTCGCCGTGCGGACAAAGAATTGATCCAATGTTTCATCCAACGCCTGATACAGCAGATCCATCTCGGTTCCTTTGGACTGCATATCGGCTTGCATAACGCGAGAAGTCTCATAATAACTCGGCAAATACGAGAACAACTCATTCCCCTTCGGGCTTGTAATTTTAGAAATCATAACACCCGACACACTACTCATGAACATCCACCGTCCCCAGCACGGCCACCTGACTCGCGGTCATCTCGATATTCTGGTCACTCACACCATTCACGGTAAGCTCCGAATAGTCGATAATGGGCGGAATATCCAGCAGAATCGCGGCAATACGGGTATAGCGCACAAGTGGATCTGCAAAAGCCAACTGCTTCAAATACGCAGTCACCCCGCGCTCAATCAGTGCCCGTACATCTGCCAATGTCGCATCACTCGCCAGTGTCAGCTTCACCTGAATGTTCATCGGCACTTCCCCTGCTGGCATCACGGTAACCACCGGGCCAGCTGGGGCAACGCCTTCCCCTTGTCCATCTTGCGTCGGGTCCACATACTTCTGCACAGCCGCCACCAGATCGCTGCCTGCGGCACGTTTGTCCGTATCCAGCAAATACAATCCCACCGTGCCCGG